ACGAAGACCAACCTTCTATTGTAGTAAGACGTTCAGGCGAAGTTGTAGAAACAATAGAGTTCTCTTGTAAGTGTGGCCGTTCTGCTTTAGTAAATTTAAGTTATACGGAATAAAATGGCTAAATTGGTTATTTGGCTAAAATAAATGTTAAAACCAAATATTAAGCGAAAAAAAAATAAAAAAAGTTGCTAAATCTATGGCATATATATTGTTAATTGAATTATTTAAAAACGTATGATATCATCAATTATAGATAAAACAAAGATACCATTTCTCAACAAAGCGTTAGATGCGTATGCTCAGCGTCATGAAGTAATAGCTGAGAATATAGCTAATATTAGCACACCGGGGTACAAAACTAAACGTTTAAAGTTTGAAGAATACCTTAATGAATCAATGAGCGGAATGGCTCTTTCGGGTGCTCGCACTAATGAACGCCATATTGCCTTTGGTAAGTCTTCGTTTGATAGTTCGACTACTACTATCGAAACAGAAAATTTCGGAGATGTTAAAGCAAGCGGAATGAACGACGTTAATATAGATAGAGAGATGGCGGAACTTGCAAAAAATCAGATACTTTCAAAGTTTTCGACAAATATGCTCGCTGACGAATTTAGATCAATACACAAAAGCATTAAAGGTGAGTTATGAAATTCGACCAAATATTTTCAGGTTTTAATATGAGTGCTATGGGCATGTCATTTCAAAGAAGAAGAATGAATGTTATAGCGGAAAATCTAGCGAATGCTGAAACCACTCGTTCGTCCGATGGTTCTATTTATAGGAGAAAACTTGCAATTCCTAAATTTCCTTCTATTGAAGATGGGTTTGTTGGTTTTTTAAAAAGTTCATTAATTAAACTTGATACTACGAATGAAAGTCATTTTCCCCTTGGCGATAGTTCCAATGCTTCTTCTTTTCATGGAGGAGGGGATTTAGAAGTAGATATTGTCCAAGATGAAACAGAACCTCTTATGGAATATAATCCTTCGCATCCAGAAGCAGATTCTAATGGATTTGTTAAGAAACCAAATGTTAACTTGTTTAACGAAATGGTTGATATGATTTCAGCTTCAAAAGGATTTGAGGCTAATGTTGTCGCTATTAATGCTGCAAAAAGTATGGCAAAAGATTCGTTAGAAATTTAAAATTATAGAAAGATAAATAATGATAAATGCAATTTCCCCTGATGTAAGAATTCTTCCAGGTATAGAAAACCAGTCGTCTACTACTAAAGGGTATTCTTCTAGTTTTGCTGAAACCCTTAAATCGGCTATTCAAGATGTTAACTCTTTACAAGTTCAAGCAGGAAAAGCAGTAGAACAAATGGTTAGCGGAGAAGCCGCTAGCATCCATGACGTAATGATTTCGGTTGAAAAAGCGAAAGTAAGTTTTGATTTACTTATGGAGGTACGCAATAAAGCTTTAGATGTGTACCGAGAAATGATGAAAATACAAATTTAATTATATAAAAAATGGATTTTTTCCGTCAATTATTTCAACAATCTACCTCATTTTTTAATAAAATGACTGCTCAACAAAGAGTTGTCATGGGTGTGGTAGCAAGTGCAGTTGTACTTGCCGTTTTTGGGATTATTTTGTTTGGTGGTCCTTCATATTCTACATTATACACAAATCTTAATCCTCAAGATGCAAACTTAATTGTAAAAAAGCTACAGGAAAAAAATATACCCTATAGATTAGATAGTGAAGGGTCTACTGTTTTAGTCCCAAATGATAAGGTCTATGAATTAAGGCTATCGATGGCTGGAGATGGACTTCCTTCTTCGAGCGTTGTTGGTTATGAAATTTTTGACCGGACAAATTTAGGTATATCAGATCAAACTCAGAAACTGAATCGAGTGAGAGCTTTGGAAGGCGAACTTACCAGGACAATTTTACAAATGGAAAATGTTGAAGCTGCTTTGTATGGTGATGATAATACTTTCACCGTCAGTGAAGAAGTTGTTGACTGGTTTAATCCTACTGTAATTGCTGCCATATGGTCGGACATTGGTGTAGTCACTAAAACACCGTGCTGGACCCCACGTTCGCTAAAGGAAGTTACCTTCCTTAGCAATGGGTT